TTACCGTTGTTACCGTTGTTGCCGTTATCCGGGGGCATGGCGTCCGCTCCTTAAGCTTGTGTGACGATAGAACCAATAAGCACCATGAGCATGAAGAGTGCGCTAGTGCGCGCCCCGAGTGCCCAGAGTGCTATTAGTATGAGTGCTAGTGACAGTGGCGTCATAACGCACCTCCAAGAGTTCGGAGCGCGAGACCGAGTGCGAAGCCTGCAAGCACACAAAGCGCCATCGCGGCTATTGTGTACGCGCGTACCATTATCATGGCAAACGTGACAACAAGTGCCAACAGAAACGTTATTACAGTATAGTCCATCGGGTCCACTCCGTTCGTTGCGTTGGCGTCATTGTAGCATAGCATCCACGCTAACACAACAAGCGCCGCGCGAGGGTGCGAGAGGTTGATTTAACCATTCGGAACGTGATCGGGTGCTAAAGGAAGAATAGTTGTTAAGTTAACCTGTGCATTCAGCCCCTTTGCGTGCACTCCCCCCTTTAGGGGGGAGAGTGCCGCTAGGGCATGAGTGCTACGGTTAGGGGTGAAGGAGGGTAAAGGGGCTATAAGGTCGAAATGATGCATTGGGTGCTAAATGGGGTGCTATTGACGGTAGGTTACGACATAGACGCTATGTGCTTGGAGTGCGCTGGGCAGCCCATCGGGCATTTTGTCTACCCTGCCACGCGCGCACGGAGATGATTAGCGTGGTTGCTGTGCTAGCCGTGCTCATAGCGTGGCAGCCGTGCTAACAGTGCTACTAGCCTTGCCTATTCCTACACTCATAGCACTGCCAGAACGCTAAGCCCTTGATATTGCTCAGTGTTATATTTGTCATAATGTATATTATGGGATAGTACGCGTGCTAGCCTAATGTTATCAATGACTTAGCGGCCCCTAGCCCGCCCCGCTCGGCGCGCCGTTGGGCATCTTCCATTTGTCATTTGTGCTAAGGGGGTGCGGGGGGTGGGTACCCCTAAACATGCCACCATCGCGGTAAATCCCCTCAGACCCCCATAGTCCAGAGCGCACGTGAAAAATAAAAATTAGCATAGCAGCTATGCTACTGATAGCACCCGTGCTAACCAAAAGCAACCGATCACCTGAAACCGTTGCGTATAGCGCGTTGAGCCCTAAAAGTGCGGGGAGCACCGATCACCCTGATAGCGGACAAAAAGAAGCCCGGAGAGCACAAGGGCTAACCGGGCTTGGAGTTTGGGCGCGGTGAGTGCTTCCAGAACCCTCACCACGAGGGAGGCATCATGCCCACCGAGGGAAGCGGGAGCTTTACGGTGGTCATCACGTCACCCCGGACAATAAAAGCTCTTGCATAACATGTCAAGTTCTATTATCGTGAAAATTAGGAGGCGGGCGTACTAGGCATCCTGCGCGCAGGGTGTGAGCCTATCGTAACAGACGGCTTGTCCTGCCTCCTAACCTTAACGGCGTATAGAGGAGAAGACCCCAATGAGTGAGGATAGTAAAGAGTGCGTTGACTGCGGCGAGGCGTGGAACCATCACCATAGCTCGCGTTTCGGTGTGACGCTGTGTAGCCAGTGCGAAGCTAAACGTGCCAGCTTCATCAACAGTAAGTTACCGCGCTACGTGCCGGTCGAAGACGAGGTACCACCCCTCGTGTCCCCGGAGATACTAAAGTGTCTGCGCGAGGCTGACGAGAACCACGTGATGCAGGCAAGGCCGCCCAAGGTGCGGTTTGTCAGCGGTGGCCGCCGTGGTGGCAAGACTATGGGCGCAATGCTAAACGCCGCGCTTAACAGCCTAGAAGGGTACCCCGCCGATGCGGGCGACATCCCAAAACACGAGCTGGACACTATGTGTGTGCATCGCGTACTGGAATACTACCAGCGCGCTATGGCCACCCCCGGCGCGCTACGCAACCCACCAGTGACTGTAACGCCACGTCAAGGCAAAGAGCTGTTAAAGTACATGTTGCAGCGTGACGACATTGAGACCCCGCCGTACGGCCACCACATCGGGCTAGTGCGCGACCTTAACGTGTACGTAGAAAAGGCGGACGATAAGAAGCTTGGCGTGTACAACAAGTACCAAGTCAAGCGCACAGACGGCCGCGATGTTCCGGGCGCGGTGTACGTAGTGCTCGACGTGGCGAACGACGAGCGCGCAGCGGCTGCCGCTAAACTTTTTGGCAGTCTGTGCCTCACAGCGGGCTACGAAGAGTTCGGTACGCAGCTAATGCGCATGTGCAACCAGTACCTAAACGCGATGCAGGCTAAGCGCGTTAAACCCGCAAGTGGAGGTGACGATGCCAAGGGGTCGTAAACGCCTGCCAGATCGTGACTACCGGCTCCGCTTCAAGTCGGCTGACCCGGCCATAAGGGAAATAGTTGACCAAGCACTGGACCGCAAGATAACCTTCACGAACATCTCTAAGAGGTCCGGTATCGCCGCCTCCGCCATGTACATGTGGCACGTGCGTTCACCTAGCATAGCAAGTGTACGTGCTGTGCTCAACACACTGGGCCTAGACTTGGCCGTAGTACCAAAGAAAGAGGATAGCACCAATGAGTGATAACGTTAACCAGCTCGAAGAGCAGGACCGTCTATTTGCAGAAGCGCTGACAGGCGCACTAAGCGGTCTTGACCCAGACGACGACAGCGCGTGGAACGCCGACGGTAAGGTCAAGATGGCCGCCGTCGAGAAGGCCATGAGCGAGCTCGGCATGGTGGACGCGACGAACAAGATCACGCGTGCCGAAGTTGAACGCGTGTACCCCGAGTTCTCCCGGCAACACCAAGCAAGCATGCGCGTTGTGCACGGCGTTGCGGAAAAGGAAGGCCCGGTAGCCGACGCCCCAGACGGTCTCGACAAGCTTCAAGACCTGCTAGACGGCGAGGGTGCGTTCGAGCACGTGTACGGTGATCCTGCGCCGATAACAGAGCGTCTGGCAGGTAGCATGTCCGGCGCGTTCGTACTACCAGATACGCTGCCAGCGGATTTAGTCGAGGAGCTTGCTGCCATCGGCATTACTCCTACGGACGCAAAAGGCGGGTGGGAAGTGTCCACCCTCCGCATTGACGGATCAGAATACGACACGGCGTTGCAGCGCGGGGCCCTAACTATGCTGGCCGGGGATGGCGACGTCGTAAACGTTTACGCTATCGACGACAACTGCATGCACGTGTTCCAGACGCAAGAGCTGTTCTGGGACGCGTACGAAGCCTTCGTGGCTAGCAACCAGCGTTTCGCTTTGATGCAGTGGGAAGCTGCAAGTATCATGATCGACGACAAGCAGGGCATCGTAACCAAGGTGTATAAGGACGAGGATGGGGACGAGGCCGAAGCGCCGGTACCAAGCCCGAGCGGGGATGATAGCGCAGCCTACGCGGCAGAAAGTTACACTGAGACCAACGACTGGGTTATCGGCGTTGACGCTGCCAAGCCGGGCGGTGACGCTTCGGCTACATGCATACGCAGCGGTACCGACGTGATCGCAGTGTTGCCGGTCGCCTTACCGTACGCCGACGCACAAGGGCTGATGATGGCCCTACAGTCAGTGGCGGGCCAAGACGGCGCGCTGACTGTGCTCGAAAACGCGACCACGCTATTCGACAGCTTCCCCGAAGAGCTAAAGCTGCCGGATGCGTTCTTGGTGTGCGCGCGTGTGTTCTGCTTACTGGAGCGCGGGTACCCCGCAGGCTTTACGCGCGTAAGTCCAGAGCTGTACGACCGCGCCGCTAACTCTAAGCTCGGGTTCATTGATGCCGACATCGAAGGCCTCGACTACGCGACCATCGTGCACCGTACGCCTAGCCTAGACATCGTTAAGGTGCTGGCATACCCCAAAGGCTTCGACCCGATCAACTTTGTGCCGATCACTTCTGAGCAAGCAGACGCAGCACGTGACTACGCCACGCTCAGCGCTACGCCAGACAACGAAGGCCCAGAAGAAGACGGGCACACCTACCTACCAGAACGGTTCGGCTACGCCAAGGTAAACCCGAAAGCTGGGCAGATGTCGAAGCACTTGTGCGACGCGCCAGACGACGACAAGCACGAGATGTACTCCGCGTACATCGCTAGCCTCGAACAGCGAGTGGCAGTGTTGGAAAAGCTGTGCGGCGTTAAGACGAACTAAGGTCGAACCCTAGCAAGTGGGACACGTCGTCCCCCACGTCCTCAACAACCTCCGCGTCTATAATGGGCGCGGAGGTTGTCGTTCCTATAGCCCTACGCCGTGCTTGCATTAAGGCGTTGGTTATGGCCTTATCCGCTGTGACGTTGACGTCAACAGACATGCGCTCCCCGTAGCGCTTGGGATCGCGGCGGGCCACCAACCATTGGATGTTCTTCGAGACTATGCTCATGACCTTGGCGTCCGTAGAGCCGTATAGCGGATGGGCGTCTGGCTCCAGAAGAGCGTCCACCATGGCGTCATAGCTGAGCTGGTCTGCCTCCGCGAGGGCGTCCCCGAGTTCCTCGTTGGCCTTGCAGTGCTTGCGAAACGCTGCTACCGTTATGCCGACTTGCCCGCAGGCCACAGTGTGCGTGCGCCCCTCAGAGATCAAGCGGATAGCCTCTAGGCACTTTGGGTAAGTATCGTAACTGTTCATCGCCACCTCCGAGCACAGGATATAGGAACCCCAGCCTATGAGCAACCTTAAGCTAAGTACGGATACCGAAGAGGCGCTAGCGGCGTACATAGCGGAGTTCTATGACGACCCTTACGGACTTGTCATGGCGGTGTTCCCTTGGGGCGAGCCGTGTCTGCCGGACGGGTCGTTTAACCCGCTGCACAATAAGCGCGGTCCAGAGCCGTGGCAGAAGAAGTTACTAATACAGATAGGCGACCACATACGCGAGAACGGGCTGTTGGCGGGCATGGGCCTTGACATGGAAGTGTGGCGCAGCGCCATAGCGTCTGGGCACGGCGTAGGGAAGTCCGCCATAGTAGCGTGGCTGATATACTTCCTAATGTCAACGCGGGTGGATACGCGTGGGGTCGTAACCGCGAGTACGCAATTCCAGCTAGAAGACAAGACGTGGCCTGAACTAGCCAAGTGGCACAGCCTAGCCATGAACAAGCATTGGTTCGAGTGGACGGCTACGTCGTTCTACTTTAAGAAGTACCCAGCGGACAAGCAGAAGAACTACATGGTCACCGCCGCCACGGTGTCTGAGCACAAGACGGAGGCGTTTGCGGGGCTGCACAACGAAACGGGCACTGTGTTCATTATGTTCGACGAGGCGTCCGGCGTATTGCCTAAAGTGTGGGAGGTATCTGAGGGCGCGCTTACGGACGGCGAGGCGTTCTTCTTCGCGTTCGGTAACCCTACGAGGCCGGAGGGCGAGTTCGCGGATTGCTTCGACAAACACAAAGACCTGTACTACACCATGAAGGTGGACAGTAGAGAGGTCAGCCACACGAACAAGCTAGCCATCAAACACATAATAAGTAAATACGGTGACGATAGCGACGAAGTGCGCATACGTGTTAAAGGCGAGTTCCCGGCGCAGTCGTATAACGGCTTCATTAGCAAGGACGCTGTAGTAGAAGCAATGGCGCGGCCTCTTGTGGGCGATAGCGGTGCCGCGCTTATAATGGCGATAGACGTTGCGCGGTTCGGTGACGACAGCACTGTTATAGGTTTCCGGCAGGGTAGGGACAACAGGTCTAGACCGTGTATACGTATAAAAGGACAGAGCACGACCAAGGTGGCCGAGATAGCCATGATGGAAGCTAACAAGCACAAGCCGGACGTGATTGTGATAGAGAGCACCGGGCCGGGCGTTGGTGTGATCGACATGCTAAGGGACCGAGGGTACAAGGTGGTAGAAGTGCACCCCGGAGCTGCTGCGCACAGGTTCGACCTGTACTTTAACCGTAGGGCCGAGATATGGGCTCTGATGCGGGACTGGATATACGAAGGCGGGTGCCTACCCCTTAAGGAAGGCGAAGACCCGGAGAAGACGGAGCTGTACAGGGACTTGGTGCACATACTGTACGGGCTGGACCGGCACGAGCAGCGCATTAAGCTGGAAGCTAAAGCTGACATGAAAAAGCGGCGCTTGCCTTCGCCTGACGAAGGGGATATGCTTGCGCTGACCTTTGCAGTCACGGTGCCACGGCGCGACAGTGACAGGTTTGCATCGCTAGCCAACAAGACGATAGCGGTGCTGCACGATGACCCGCTAGCTATGGAGCTTTGACATGGGCGGCCTATTCTCGAAGCCTAAACCCACTCCGGCACCCGCAGTGGAGCCAGCGCCGCCAGCCCCGGAAGAGGCTGCGGTGCCGGATCGCACAGACGAACAGGTGGCGGCAGCGGCTGCGGATCAGAAGCGCCGGTACTATAACCGTGCACGAGGGCGGGCGAGCAGCCTGCTCACGGGCAGCACAGGGGTTAGTGAAGGATCGCAGAGCAGCGCCGTAAGGCTGCTCGGCGGGTCAGGTGGGGTATAACATGCAGTACGGTAGCCTCGACGCCGAAGCCGAACTCCGCGTGTATCAGCGGGCCAAGACCATGCGCTCGGTCAACGAGAACGAGTGGCGCATGGCTAGCGCGTACTGTATGCCACGACAATACGGTGGTTGGGTGACGGACGGCCCCTCCGTAACGAGCAGCCACATGCGAGAAGCTGCGCGTCGTGTCGCGTACGATACTACCGGCGTGCGCTCGCTCCCTAAGTACGTGGCGGTTCTGATGCGCATGCTGACGCCTATGGCGCAGCGCTGGCACCAGCTCACTCCGAGCGACAACGAGCTAAAGCGCAGCCGCAGGGTCAAGCTGTACTTTGACGAAGTTACCGGCAGTCTGTTCCACCAGCGCTACCTACCGATGTCACGTTTCGAGCAGTGCAGCTCTGAGGTGTACGGGTCGATAGGTTGCTACGGAATTGGCCCGGCGTTCATAGGAAAGCGGCGTATAACACCGCGAGATCGCGCTGGCGGCGTGCGCTACAAAGCGTCCAACCTGCGCGACGTGTACATACTTACGGACGAAAACGGCGACCCGTATCACGTGTTCCGGCGCATATTCTATACGGTGGATAGCTTTAAGTTCGCGTTCCCCGGTGAGAGTTTGCCGCCTGCGTTGGCCGTTGCGGATAACAGCAACTCTAGTGCAGACAAAGAGAAATACTTCGAGTTTGTGCACTCGGTGCGCGTTAAGTTCGAGAACGAGTTCGACCCGCAAGCGTTGGACAATAAACGCTACCCGGTACGTGGGCGCTACCTGTGCGTCGAGGACCGGGTGTTCGTAGGCGAGGAAGAGGGCTTCAACTCGCTACCGTACCTAACACCGCGTACGTACACAGAGGCAGACAACCCGTACGGCTTCGCGCCAGCGGCTGTGGCTATGGGCGCGCTTGGCACCGCCAGCGCGACGAAGAAGTCATACCTAAAGGCTGGTCAGCGCGCCACAGACCACGTACTCTTAGCGCACGATGACGGGTCTATGAATGGCCGTATGGACCTAACACCGGGGCGTGTTAACTTCGGGGCCGTGAACGCGAACGGCAACCGCTTAGTGCACGTGCTTGAGCCGGGGCGCTTCCAGCCTGCGGAGGCTATACTCGCCGACGAGCGCAGCGACATCGAAGATAGCTTCTTCGTTAAGCTATTCGAGTTCTGGCAAGAGACGCCTCAGATGACTGCTACCGAGGTGATTGAGCGCCTTGCGGACCGTTCGGCGCTGTTGGCCCCTGCGATGGCGCGTATGCACGCGGAATGGTTAGGCCCGTTGATACAGCGCGAGATAGAAGTGCTGACAGAGCTCGGCATGCTACCTCCGCCCCCGCCAGAGCTGGTAGAGGCGCAGGGGGACTACACCGTTACGTACACGTCCCCTTTGGCAAAAAACCAATACGCAGAAGAGATAAGCGGCTTCATGCGTACGGCTGAGATGGCTATAAACTTCGCCACGGCCACGGGCGACCTAGAGCCTTTGGACAACTTTAACTTCGACCGCGCCATACCTGAGATCGCGACTAACCTGTCTACTCCAGAGCGCTGGATGAACGACTACGCGGTTAAGAAGCAGATAAGGGACCAGCGCAGCGCGCAGGCCGAACGTCAGGAGATGGTTAACGCGGCCCCAGCCGCTGCGTCCGTAGCTAAGGCGATGAAAGAGGTTAACGGGTAATGGCAGAACCAGATAGCTTTTACGACGGCGAGGGCTACGTAGAGCCCGTTGACCCGTTGGACCCAGACGAGCAAAAGAGCATACAGGACCAGTTTAAAGAAGCGCACGACAAGGCACATGCCGAAGCGGGTGTGAAAAACGAGAGGCTGGTTATGGCTTACCGCAGGTTGTTCGAGGCGGGCAAGCCCCAAGACGGAGACGTGGAAGTTGTCATGCAGGACTTGGCTACGTTCTGTCGCGGCTTTGCGTCAACGTTCCACCCGGACCCTAACGTGCACGCAATGTTGTCCGGGCGCAGCGAAGTGTTCCACCGGATAATGAAGTTCTCGCGACTGGACTACACAACGCTGATGAAGTACCACGTAAAAACCCAAACCGAAGGCTAAAGGATACACCCCATGTCTGATCCGATCACCCCAACGACCCCGACTGCACCTACTCCAGTTAGCACGGCGGACCCGGCTACACCTGCTACACCCGCTACACCTGCTACACCCGCTACACCTGCTACACCCGCTACACCTGCTACACCGGCTACACCGGCAGCAACACCAACCGACGGCGTGACGGTGTTCCCTTGGCAATCAGCCGAGGGCGGCAAATGGACGCTGGGCGAGAAGCCGTGGTATGAGCACATTCAGGAAGAAGGTGTGCGCGAGACCATGCGCGCTAAGAACTACAGCAACCCGGCAGACGCCGCCATGGCGTACCACAACCTGCTCAAGCTACAGAACGGCAACCCTAACGTGGTAGACCTGCCGGGCGAAGGCGCTACGCCAGAGCAGATGGCTGCGTTCTACAAAGCGAAGGGACGCCCAGAAGCGCCTGACGCGTACGAATTTAACCTGCCAAACGACGTGCAGATCGACCCCGGCCTTGTTAATATCGGTAAGCAGGTGTTCCACGCGCTTGGCGCTAGCCCCGCCGAGGCGCAGGCTGGCATGGAAGTGTGGAACAAACTTATACCAGAATACAACGCTGCGAACGAGGCGGCATGGCGTGACCAGAACGAAAAAGACATGAACGCGCTGCGTACGAACCTTGGCGACAAGTTCGATCCGGCCATAGCGGCGGGCAAGGACTTCGTTAAACGCGCGGGCGTACCAGAGCACGTGATTGACGCGCTCGACAACAACATCGGTACGGCAGCCGTTGTCGAGCTGTTCACTACGCTTGGCATGCGCAGCGGCGAACCTCTACCGCGTCCCGGTGGTGAAGGCGGCGACCCTAATGACCCCAGCACCATGAGCTCGGCGCAGGCTAAGGCCGAGGCCGATAAGCTCATGGGCGACCCGGCGTTCACCGCTAAGTACAACGACAAGTCGCACCCCGAGCACGAAGCGGCTATGACGAAGATGCTTAAGCTGTTCGAGCGCATTGGCTAGGCGCTTGACACCGATCTAGCTAACGCGTAGTTTACGGGGAGCCGATATGTTCGGCTCCCTTTTACACACTGAGGGCCGCGAGCGCGAACACCCCTCGTCACCTGTCACCTTTCAGGGGTATTATCATGGCTGAAACGCTTGCAACCTACAGTGTGCCGGAACATCACGTTAAGATGTACACGGCCAACGTACAGGCACTGCTCGACAAGCAGGGCGGCATCCTGTACCCGTACGTTACCTCAAGCGGATACACGGGTGAAAAGGCGCAGGTCGTCAATTTCATCGGTCCGGTTGAATTTGTCGAGCGCGACACCCCGTACAGCGACACCCAGCTCACTCAGCTCGAACACACCCAACGTTGGGTCGTGGGCACTGAGTACGACTGCGCTGTATTGGTTGATCGTCTCGACACGCTGAAAATGATCTACGATCCGACCAGCCCTTACGCCGAACGCATGCGTGAAGCTGCGGCGCGTAAGATGGATGAAGTCGTCATGGGCAAGTTCTTCGCCGTCGCTAAGACTGGCAAGGACGGCACCACCGACAGCTCATTCAAGTCTGCAAACCAAGTCGTGCACGGCTCTGCCGGGCTGACAGTCGCCAAGCTGCGTGCAGTGCGCAAGCTTATGAAGAAACGCCACCTCGACCTACGTACAGCGAAGCCTATGATCGCCGTTACCGCAGACGAGATCGACGATCTTCTCGGCGAAACGCAGGCAACGAACTCCGACTACAACGCGGTCAAGCCGCTGGTGGACGGCGAAATCTCGCGCTTCATGGGCTTTACGTTCATTCCGTACGAAGACCGTGGTGATAACCTAAGTGGCAAGTCGATCCCGCAAGAGATCGTCAGCACGAACATGATCCGTAACCTTCCGGTTTGGGTGATGGACGGCATGCACATGGGTAAGTGGGAAGACTTGACAATCACCATCGGCAACCGTGCTGACAAGAACAACATCAAGCAAATCCACGCCACCTTCACCGTAGGCGCTACGCGTCTCGAAGAAGACAAAGTGTTCCAGCTACAGACCCTGCGCGCTGTGTCGTAAGACGCGGCGCACAGGCTGTGCGCTTGATGCTACGTAACAACAGCACATGTAGGAGGATACTATGGCTGTTACTGAACAGAACAGCGTGGAAATGAGCGGCGGCACGATCCCGGTCATGTCCCGTCATGCTAAGCTGCGCTTCGCGTACTTTAGCTTCACGCAGGTTGGTGCGGGCGACGCGGGTAGCACCGCTGACCTGTGCAAGCTCCCGCCCGGTAACGTTCGCGTACTTCCGGGCTTGTCTCGCTATTCGACGTCCGCTATGGGGGCTGCCCGCACCCTCGACTTCGGACATCGTGCGTACAACACCAAGGCTGACGGCACCCTCGAAGCCGAAGACCTTGACGCTCTTGCTGCGAACATCGACGTCGAAAACGCCGTGGCCGGTGCCGCGCTTGGTACCAGTATCAAGTTCGACATCTACTCACGCGAAGGCGTGGTTATCACCGCGCAAGTGAACGACGCGGCGGTACCGGACGCTGCGACCATCGAAGGGTACATTGCGTACCTGTACGAATAACACCTAAAGCGGGAGGCCGCCATGTCCACCAGTGTTAAGGTTATCAACCTTGGCCTGTCAAAGCTGGCGGCCTCGCGCATATCTGGCATATCACCCCCTAAGTCCTCTTTAGAGCGGCACTGCGCCGAAGGCTACCCGTTCTGGAAAGAGATGGAGCTATGCGCCAACCGTTGGCGCTTCGCGCTTGAGCTGCGCAAGCTAACCCCCACCGAACCCACAAGCGGCCAGACGGACCCAGAGCGCTCGTACGCGTACTCTATGCCGAACGACGCGCTGCGTCCGGTGCGCCAGAAGTCAACCGACTGGGTGCAGCGCGGGGCGTACCTATGGTCGCGCCATCCTGAGCTCACGGTGGAGTTCGTGATAAATAGGCCAGAAAGCCAGTTCGACCCTATGTTTGCGGACGTGCTAGCGTGCCGGGTAGCCGTCGAGTGCGCGGAGCTTATAACGCAATCTAACTCGAAGAAGGCCGAGGCGAAAGCTATGTACGCCGACGCGGTTAAGTTGGCACGTAAGACCAACTCCATGGTGGCTGGCAGCGGCGACGTATCCGACGAAGAAGACGAAGGCAACGCTGAGGCGTTTAGCTGGGTAACTAACCGCTGGGTAGGTTGACATGGTAAAAGTCGAACCGATCATACGCTCAGGCAACGCTGGCGAAATATCCGTACTGATGCAGGGCCGCACGGACTGGGACAAATACCCAGCGTCCATGCGCTATATGCTGAACTTCGTACCCACGCAGCAAGGGCCTATGCTACGTAGGTCTGGTACGGTGTTCGTCCAGCCTGTTTACGACGAGGCTAAGAAGTCCGCTATAGTGCCGTTCGAGTTTAACAACGAACAGGCGCAGATTGTTGAGATAGCAGAGGGGCGTATAAGGTTCATAGACGAGCAGGGGTTGTTGACGTACACCGCAGTATCTGTGTCGTCCGTGGTTGACGACGACCCATTTGTCGTAGAAGCTGCCGGGTTGGCGGCGTCCGTTGGCGACCAAGTTGCGCTAGCGGGGCTGCCAGCCTCACTTAACCTGAATGGCGTCGTATGCGGCGTCACGGCGGTATCCGGTGACGAGTACACGCTGGACGCCACGTACAGTAACCCAGAAGCGTTAGACGTGTCAGGCGCGACCGTGGCCCGCGTGTACCACGTGGACGCTGAGTACCAAGAAGAGGACGTTTCTAAAGTACGCGTCATACAGTCTGTTGACGTCTTGTACTTGTTCTGTGACGGCTACCGTCCAAAGAAACTAGCGCGCTTCGGGGCGACTAACTGGACGCTTACGGACATAGAGTTCGTGGACGGGCCGTACGACGAAGAGAACGAAGACGGGGTTACGCTAACCCCAGACGCAACCGGAAACGCGTCAACGAACGCGCTAGGCACAGCCAGCGCTAGCAGCAACTCTACCGGGAACACTCCGGCTAACGCGTTTGACGAGGACAAGAGCACCTTCTGGGAGAGCAACGTAGACCAAAGCGGCATACTTATATTCACGCCAACTACTGCGTTCGCCGCTAAGTCGTACAGCATATACCTAGCCAAGAACAACACAAACACCTCGTACGCGTATGACGACTTCGCGCCGGGGGATTGGACGTTCGAGGGCTACGACGGGTCTGACTGGGTGGTCTTGGACGCTAGGTCCGGCTACGTCCTGTACGACGGCGGCAGGTCGCTGCTGTTCGAGCTTAACAACGAAACTAGCTACACACAGTACCGCTTAAACATAAGCGCGTGCACGCGTAACGGGAACATCAAGCCGCGCGTAGCCGCACTGGTCATAATGTCTCAAGCGTCGTCAACAGTAACGCTGACGGCCAGCGGCACAGCCGGGGTGAACGGTGGTTCCGGTTTCGTTAGCACAGACGTCGGGCGGCTCGTACGGGTGCAGGGCACAGACACAATATGGCGTCCGTACCGTATAACGGCTGTCAACTCCACGACCGAGATAGAAGGCACTATCGAAGACGCAGCGTTCCCCAACACAGACGCGCTATCGCGCTGGAAGCTAGGCATATGGTCCGACACTACCGGGTGGCCTACGTGCGGCATATTCTACGACGACCGTATGTTCATGGGTGGCTCCGCTGGGTCGCCGGATACGTTGGTGGGCTCCGTGCAGGGCGCGTGGTCGGAAGAGCGTCGGGTAGGGAAAGAGTGTA